TTCTTCGTTCAATGCAGAACTGCCAGATGTATTAACTGGTTCATTGAAATATGATTCTCTCAATGTTACCAATTTGTCTGCGAATTCCTCGTCAGTAGTAAACTCCACACCCTCTGCGAGTGACTTCATTTTTTCTACTTGAGTCTGCGTTAGGCCTTCACATACTGCATGTATAGCCTCTGTTTTTTTAGATTCGTTTAATTCTTTTTTCATATCAACGGCAGATTGAATCTGTTCGTTTAATGAAGATTCCAGTTCTTGGACTTTAGTTGTTAATTCTTCAACAACGTTTACCTTTTCTTCTGGAATATCAATGTAATGAGCTTCGAATAGGTCTTTCATACCATTGATGAAAGATTCTACGATTTCAGCACGTAGACCTTTTTCGATTGCCAATTCATTTTCTTTGATCCATTCTTCGGCCATGTAATTGATGTAATCGTCCAACTTGGTAGCCAAGTCTTCTTTGATTTCTTCAACGGCAACTTCGAATTCTTCAAATAGAGCTTGTTCGATATCTTCCATAACAGCTTGTGTACGTGCGATAACGGCAGCTTCAAAAATTGTAGTGGCCTTTTCTTTGAACTCTTCAGAAAGATTTTCACCAGACAATAGAGCATCAACGTCTTGTTCCATTTGCTCTTTCATCTTTTCTTTCTTCATCATCTTTTTAATCATGGCTTTATCTTGTTTCGCATCTTCATGACCTTCTTCTTTTTCTTCAGCAACTACTTCACCATCTTCTTCGGTTTCTTCACCGTAAGATTGGAATGTAGCACCTGGATTAGATTGAAAAGTTTGTTTGGCCAATTTGGCTTTCACACGGTCACGAATAGATGAATAATCTGTGGCTGGTTCTTGTACTGGTGTTGTACCTGCACCTGAATCGGCTGGTTGACCAGACAACTTCTTCATTGGTTCTGAACCAACTGGTGGTGTAGCACCTGGAGGTGTTGCTGTTGGTGTACCTTTGGTGTAGTCTCCACCTTGGTCACTCAATTTGTCAACAACGCCTGCAACTTCACCTGCATCTTTTTGGCCTGTTACAACCGATGTAGGTAATTTAGATGGTTTGTCTTTGCCGCCTTGTTTAGACGAAATGTTAGATTGAAAGTTTTCTTTGGCACCTTCAGTCAAAACTGCTTTAGCGGCATCTGCTAGATTTAAATTTCCCATTTTGAGAATCTCCTTGTATATAATGGATATTTATAATTAAAGTTTTTTGATGAAATTTTGGAATATTTTTAAGCTGACTTGTTCAATCTCTTTACGAGTCGCTTGGCGAATTTCTTGTTTCGCTTCTGCTAACTGAACTTCAGTCCAATTTCCATTTATCATCATCCACTCTTTACCTTCCATGATACCTTGTACAAAAGCACCAGGTGCGGAAGGGTCTGCTACTATATCTGCCGCTGTGGCTAGACAAAAATCACCTTGAACAACGTTGATTCCGTTTTCCATTTTAAGAGAACCCATACCTCTAGATGATACTCCTAATTGAGCACCACCCTCGATAAGGTTTCTTGCAATGTTACCCATAGGGGTTTCAAGGATTTTAGCTTTGCCTATCCAAGCGTTTCCTTCCTGGCGTAAACCCACAATTAAGTGAGACACACGGTCAAGATTGATAGATGGGGTGTCTGGATGTCCCAGTTCACCAAAGGCACGGTTTTTATTAATGTATTCTTCTGTGTAACGATTAACCTCAGTACGCATGACATCTTCTTTGTACATGCGTTTGTTTTTGTTAACTGTCTCAGCAACAAGAAATGGACCTTCAATAAACAAGGTTTTCTTGCCGTCTTTTTCTTCTACTAAGTAGGTTACCGATTCGGTAATTTCTTTAATGAGTTTCATTATAGACTTTCTATTATGGTGTTAATCCATACGGTGGGTAATTGAATGCAGCAGGATCATTAAACTGACCACGTTGATAATGATTATTGTCTTTACGCAAATCTAAAATCATAGTATAAGAATCATTTGCAGCCATACCACGGGTTACAACACCTATGTTACCATTGCAACCAGCAGTACCAGCAGCATTATTTGGAATTGTTGTCCAGTTGCCTGCACCGTCAAATTCACCATTTCCATTTAATATCATCAATGGAACTGGTGTGCTTGCTGTCCAATATAATTGAAGGTCACCACTAGAACCACAGTCATACCATAAACGATTCAATGCCAATCCATAATATGAGAGAGCACCTGTGTTTGCTGCGGACACTAACAGATTGGCTTTAGAAGTGTCTAATGCACCATAAAGTCCATTGGCTGTAATTCTAGCGGTATTTGATTCTTGTCCTGAACCATCGAAATATCCAGTTAATTTAATAACTACACTTTCTGTGGTATCTTTGATTACCTGATATGTAAATGAATTTGCCATTTTGTTTCCTATTAAACTTCGGTATCTTCTACTTCAGCATTTTGTGGCTGATTGAAGAGAGTTTTTGCTAATTGTTCTTTATGTGTCTCTATATGAGCCATAACTTTATTATTAATTGCAGAATACAAGGCATCACGCATTTCAGTTGCGTTTCCATCTTCTGCATAATCTATAATTGCTCTTGTTGTTTCTGACATATTATTCTCCAAATTAAATTATTTATAGTATACGTTTCAGTCTAGTGAAAGTATTTACTTCTTCTTTTTTTGCTGCTGATTTTTGTTTCTGTGTTTCCATTTCAGCTTGCGCCTTCAAATCTTCAGGATGAGTAGGTTGTGCAGGTACATTACTAATCATTTGTTGTTGTGCTACGTCATTCATTACACCAACTGGCAAACCTAATCCTTCTTCTTTCTCTTTATCAATTTCTTTTTCCATGTCTTTAATTTGGTCATCTGTCAAACGCAATACATTTCGTTGTATCCATGCTTGTGAGAAGTAACGACCCGTATAAGGGTCAACTGCACCCAACAACTGTAACCGTTGAGTCATTAATTCGGCTTCTTTAAGTTCTGCAAAATTATTATCTTTAATAAAGTCATAATGGATATTTTCTTTGAATATATCCCATTCTTCTGCTGTACAGATACCTTTAAGTACACATTGAATTCTCAATGCTTGGTCAAACATATCTGTGAATTTGTTACGTAAACGATCCACAAATTTAGAAAACTTCAACTCGTCACGGGTAATTTCAGAGGTACGACCTAATGAAAAACCCTGGTTCGGTTCTAATCTAGAAATTGGTACAGACAATGCGCCATACAATTTCTTTTGGAAATACTTAACGTCTTCCAATTCACCTAGGTTCTGGCCGCCAGGTAATGTGGTAATCTCAGTACCTTTACCACCTTCACGGCGAGGTAACCAAAAATCTTCCAACATAGACATGTGTTTACGGTCATCACGTACTTCACCTGTGTTCGAATCATATACAAGTTTGTTCTTGTATTTCACCATAATATCACGGAGATATTGCTCTGCTTTTAATTTTGGTAGATTACCTACGTCAATATAAAAGATGCGGCGTTCTGGAGCTCTCGAAATTCGGTAAATCACCGTTGCATCTTCAATCATCCGGAGTTGATTGAGAGGTTTGATAGCTTTATGTAGATAACTCAGAACGACTGCTCTACGTGAATCCATTAGACCAGAAACAATTGAAACAATTGAATCTGTTGTAATACGAATACCAACTGGACCAAAATTAGATGATGCACCAGTTACAACTTTATCATTGTAAATATAATATTCATTAACCGTTTGCATAACATCTGCACCGGTACGTTCATCTTTTTGTTTCTTCATCTCACGTACTTTACGGAGTTTACGTGGATCAATGTACCTTAGTTCTTTAATACCTTCTGTAGGTTTTTCTTTATCAATAATGGCATGATAATATAACCTACCATCAACATAGTACCTACGAAAAATATCTTGTGCCATGTTTTGATAATTTAACAAACGTAAGAGAATCTGGAATTCATCTTTAATTGCTTTTTTAATCTTATCTGTTACTTTTAAATTATCCAAAACAATGTCTGTAATTTTACCATCATCATCTTGTACTATAGCCTCATTAACTATATCATCTATTGCAGATTCAATTTCTGGCTGCATTGCCATTTCACGGTAACGAGAAATGAGTTCTACCTCATTCTTTGCGGTACCGTCTAGGTCAACGTATGTGCCATAATAAGCGGCAGATGTAATAGTTAATGCACCATCGTCTGTAGACGGAGGCGAAAATGATTGCTGAGTCGCTTTCTGCAACTCATCTTTCTCACGGGATATCGTAAAACCGAAAAGTGAAAATTTATTTGTATTAGCCATATTTTTAAATTAATTATAAAGTCAAGAAAACATAAAGGAGGGTGGTTAACCCTCCGTAAAAATCAGGTAGTTGTATCGTCCGTTTGCCACCATTGATATGCAAACGTTGTTTGATATTCTTCAATAGCGTCATTTGAACCCCAATCTAAATCGATTGGAGCCAAATCAATTGGGAATAAACCAACAAAGTTGTATTTCTTTAGTGTGTTACCTGTTTTGCCAAATTGTGTGACAGCTGCATCAACTGAATAACCATTTGAACCAGCTGCACCGGCATTACGCACGTTGCCTGCATGGCTGTTGATAGCATTCATCCATGATTCGAGACTATTTCTAATTGAAAAATCTTCATCATTGATGATTGTTAATGTCCAGTCCGCAAAAGTTCTGTTACCAGCAAATTTCATCTCACGACCGAAATAATATACTGGTACAGTTCCAATTGTCGAACCTGGTAGTTGTGCTGTCTTGGCCATAAATGTTACTTTTTGACCAGACGCAACGCTGTTGAGTGCAATATTTGGAAAAGTTAGAGTCACCGCAAATAGATTAGGACGGGCACCGTCTCCAATCATTTGTGCTCTAAAATCTGCTACATTGAATGCCATTCTTTTCTCCTGTTATTGTTTATTTATTAGACACCAACGATGGTGTTAAAATCAACACCTGTTCCGACAGCAACAAAGTTTAACTGAATGTAGTTGACAGAACGAGAAGGCTTAATGTAGATATCACCAACGAATTGATTTGAGTCAATAACATTTGATGTGTTATTGGTTGTGTCGCAAACCACTTTGAAATCTGTAATACCACGGCGACCTTTAACATCACGTAAGAAAGGAGTTACAGTTGCTACAAATTGTGCTCTTGTAAATTCATCATTTTGTTCAAACAGAGAAAACTTTGCAGCTTCTGCAATTGATTTCTCTAGTGTAATAAACAATCTACGTACATTAATTCTATCAAATGCAGATGGTCTTGTTGTCAATGTTTTGTCACCAAACAAGACGATGCCTTGTCCAGGGAAAGAAACAACTGGGTTAACACCTGATGCATATATTGTATCACGGTCAGTTTTGCTTGGGTTCCAAGCCAACTTGATTGCATTTTTAATTTGTCCACGTGAGAAACCTGCTGGTGAATACCATGGGTCTCTAACGGTATCTGTGTTGACACATAAACCAGCAATATCACCGTTCAATGGAATCCAACGATAAATGTTATTATATTTGTCGTATTGGTATTTCCAACCAGAATCAGCAACTGCATATGTTGATGTTGTTGCCACACTTGATAACCATGTTGCAATGTTTGTTACTTCTGAACCAGATTGATTAACAACTGATGAAGAAGGTGGAGAAACAAATGCTACACAATCTTTTCTTGTTGCTGCGATAGATGAAATTACATAGTTTTGAACAGTTGCACTTGCATCACCTGTGATAATTAAAGATACATCAACTGTTTCTTTATTCAAGAATAAACCAAATGCTGAAGTTGTATTTGCAGCTACTATTGCTGCATCAACACCGCCAGCTAAATTTACCGTTGACACACCACTCAAAGAAGTAAAATTGGTAGTTGAAAGTCCACCCCATGTACCAGATTGACCTGCGTAATCAGGAGGATCCATTACATACACATAATTTGAATTGTTGAAAACTACTTGTTTGTAGTAATTTGAGACACCATTGATAGATGCATCTCTTGCTTTAGATACATACGCATATGTTTCTAGTACGGTATTTGCTGCAGCAGAGAATAAACCACCACGGTCAACAACAACAATGTGTAATTCATCATCTTGACCACCTGCAGCAGTAACATAATCGGAATTTCCTGGAGCACCTGGAAAATAACTCTTATATGTCCATGTTGCAAAATCGGTTGAGTTATCACAAACTGAAACAGTAAGTGAATTTCCTAATGCACCAGCGTAACGGGCTGCAAATGCACCATATGTACCAGAATTGTTCTGATTTAAATATGTTGCTTCATACACATCTTTGTTTGCAATCTTTACGGCAACCGAATCGGTTGCGTTTTTAGCTAAAGCACCAAGTGCTCGAGCAATCTTTAAATTATTTCCGTAAGCTAAATAGTTTGCAGCAGTAAAGAAAGATATTGCTGAATTTGAATCTGGTGTACCGAAAGTGTTTACGAGACTAATTTCACTATCAATTTGTTTTATAATGTTAGCTGGACCCCAACTAAATGTTCCAGCAAATGCACCAGCAGTAGTAAGAATAGAAGGTACAACTGTGGTTAAGTCTACTTCTGATACATTTACGCCTGGAGAGATTTGAAATGCCATTTTTTTTTCTCCTTGAATTATTATGTGTTCTTCTGGTAATTAAAGAATACCATAGAGATATTTATGAAAGGCTGGATTTACAACCTATCAGCCATCCTTTTAATGAAGTTTGAATATGTGCCAGCACCATCTGCAACTTCCCACAAATCACCATCAATAATCTCAAACTCATGTTCTAGACCATCTTCAATGATAGGTGCCGGCAGAGTTTCATCATCCACTTGGTTCATATTCTCTAATTGTATCTGTTTACGTATGTCATGGTTGACAATTTCTTTGAAATATTGTTGGGTTGTTACCCATGAAAAGATGACCAAAGACATAACCATGTCATCATTTGCACCATCTTCCGCAGAAAACGAGTTCTTTTGTTGCACAAAGGTTGTCAATTCTGAATAGGTATCAAAGTCATTAATTAATAGTTTGTCACCTTCAATCAAAGTTTTGAGGTTAGAACAACCAATAGCCTTGACTTGAGTAGACATCTTCAACCCCATTTGAATACCACGGGCAAAACCAGCAGACAGTTGTTGTGGTTTTTTATTGCCTGTGAATATCTTCCATAGGTTTTCATATTCAAAATCTTGGTGTAATGAATCTGCAACCTGTGGGTTGTTGTTAATTTCTATCAAAACATAGGCATCATTATAATATCTTGCGGTATTATAAATGACAGTTGGGAAAAGAATTGCGGTGATTGACGAACTCTTGTATGTTGCCACTTGTTTGTATGGTGTTTGTGAGATATCAATAACCGACATTGCAGAACTGTCTAGGTTCTTACCTTCAGAAACGTCTACACAGATACAATATAGATGGTCTGATTTACCTTCATCAACACCTTCTTTGACTGGATGTTCATAGATTTTCAACAAATCGTGATTTGCAATTGGATCAGTATACACCAACTGTTGCAGCTTGTAACCAGAAATCAAGGTGTTGGTTGAACCTAAGAACTCTGTTTCAAACTCTTGTTTGAATTG